ATAATTACCTGTTTGTTGTTCGGTGTACCATTGCGCGGGCGTGAATTGATATTCAGTACCGTTTGTTTTATGCTTTGCTTTTATTACTAACATGCTATAATTCTATTAGTGTAAAGTTAATTAACTGATTAGGCTGAAATATTTTAATAGCTTCAAACCATCTTGCATCTGGCACCACCATACAACCAGCTGACCAATTATCGACAAAACTGCCAATGCCGCCACGGTGAAAGTTTATGCCATACCAGCCTTTAGTTTTGGTTGCCTTATCTAAGTTTCTGTCTTTATTGCCATCGCGATAAATCTCAATTGCACCCGCTTGATAAAAATAAGGCGCACCTAACCACAAAGATGACCACGTGCCCGAAGTTACAAATTTATGTGAACCGATAACTTGCTGTTCAGCTGCAACCGCTGCACCTGTAATGCCGCCAACGGTCAAAGGATTGAAAATATAAAAATCGCCGGGCGTTGTACTGCATGGCATAACCATATCGGCCACGCGATTATTAAATCTTACAACGTAATCTGCAAACTTGTTATCAAATGATTGGTCGGTTCTAATCCAAACTAAATCATTTACAGGCTTAACCCATCCGCGAATGTTCATCTCTGCATCAATCCATTGCTTTGCCCCGCCTAATGTAAGCGGTCCGACTATTCCGTCAATGGCTCCGCTATAATAACCTCTGTCTTTGAGTATTTTTTGAAAGTTTTTCATGTGTTATTTTTTAATATAGTTTTGTGACCTAACTGGGTAAGCTATATGCCTACAATTATAACCGCCGCGATTTTGGCAAAAATTTTCAGGCGTTGTATCGGGTATCATACCTGTGCCTTCATTTTCTGCAAACCTAATTTGTTCTTCTAATTCTTCAAATAAAATTAAACCTTTCTTACCGTTTTTATCATAATTAACCCATTCTTCGCATTGCAATCTGCTATCCTTAACAATAGAACCAACGTAAAGCAAAGCATCCATCTTATAAGACTTTCGCACCGCTTCGTTTACTATCCCATCGTACTGTAATAACGCATCGCGTGAGGCTTGCAAACTAATTCTTTTTAATATGCCTTGCCGCGCTTCACTTGTTGTTAATTGGCCTGCAATCGAAGTTACAACATCGGTAAGGCTGCTACCTTGGTTAACTGCAATTAGTAATTCATTTTTAAGCGGGTTTATTAGGTTTACATTTAATCCTTGCCCTTGCATTGCAGCTATAACATTATTAACAGCATAGCGCTTAAATGGGTTTAAAAAACTTTTTGTTATATCAATGCCATTTAATTCTTGTTGTGCAAGTTGAGTATTGGCGCCAATTTCATCAAAGTTTTCTAAGAAACCCGAAACCATTACATTATAACCAGCTTTTTCTAAGAACCTATTAACAGCAGTTTTAAATGAACTTAAACGCGCTAAATTTTCTTTTGACCTTACTAAATTGCCCGATGTCGTTCTAAACTTATTAACCCAATCGACAACCTGTTTTACAAATCTCGGTTCTACTTTGTCAAACCGCTTTTGTAAAATTTCTAATGCTTTGTCGTTAATTCTTTCGGGTTTGTTAAAGTCCATTAGTTATTATCTTCGTTATTATCTTCGTCATTATCTGAGTTATCAGCATTATTAAACTCATCCATATTAACTTCGGGAATTACATTACTTGCAACAGCATCAAAACGCGGCGCTAACTTTTCATCAATAGCGTTTTTAATAGCTGTGTAATCATTGTTCATAATATCAAATCCTTCATCATAATACAATTCAGTAACAGCATCAAAAACAAATTGAGCGCTAATTGCATCCTTTTCTGTTATTTGGCCCGATGCTAACAAATTTACGCGTTCATCTACTGTATAAAGATAAGCGCTGTTATACATTGCGCAAATGGTAGCTATTTGGCGCGCTATTGCATCTGAATTATAACGGCGGTCAACATAGCTAATATATGATTCGTAACGTATAGCAGTCGGTAAGCCTTTTTGCGATAGTGCAAATTCTGCCATCAGTTCCGTTTCGGTTTTAAGGTCAAAACTAATAGGCGGGTTAACCATAATTGCGCTTTCAGTATCCATAAATACAATGGCCTGAATAATACGCAAAACATCCTTATAACGCGCGTAAACATCATCGCTAATTTTACCTACTTCTATATATTCAGGTTCGCGGTCCATTTCTTTTGCCACGCCCGATTGTGCCGATTTAAGCGAACGGTTTATATTTAGTACTTGTTCCGCTTTGCCTAATGCCTCAGTAGCTACCTTGTTAGTTTCTTGAATAGTCGAAACATCGGGGCTGTAATATCGTATCGGTTCAACTTGCTGTTTATCATTATCGCCAAACTTTGATGTAGTAGGATTTAGGTTATATGCTGCCAATGGCGTAATGCTTAACGTTTTGCCGTGACCTAAACACGTTTTACATGTTATTGAAGTGTCATAATCATTTGGGTCAGGAACGCGGCCCACACCATTACAACTGTTACAATCAACCCCTTCAACAAATTTAATAGGGAAGCATGTCGCAAGCATAACCGATTTGTGCTGATTGTCAAAAATAGCAGCATCATTAAGATAAGGTATCGCAGGGCTAAAATCAGACTTATAAATTTTGAACGTATTGCCATAATTATCATATTTAGGTACAACGCGACCGCCTAAAGTAACCCACGGCATAATTCCGCTGTTATGTTCATAGATAACTTCAAACATTGTTTTGTCACCATACGCGCGCGCTTGAGCATAAAACATATCGGTAACAATGTGATAGTATAGCGGATTTTCAATACCTAATGTAGCATATTTGTTTTTTGATATGCCTTTATATATTAGTAGTCTGTATTCAGGGTCGTTAAAAACAATCCTGTCAGACTGTATTACTTTCATATCTACATTAACGCGCACGTTATCGGTTTCAATACCTTCACCTTTAGGTTCGATAAGTAAAACGGCGTTAGGGTCTAAAACGCGATTAGGAATAAAAACAGAAAATACAAAAGACTGCAAAGTATTTTCGCCAAACTTTTCATTTTCGGCGAATTGCTGCATGTCCATATTTTCAAACCTAACAGAATGTTTAGCAGAACTTAACAGCCTATGCAGTTCGGTTATTGCCTTAACCAATGGCGATTCTGTTTTAGGCTGATACGTATTTTTACGATAGTTTAATATCTGTTCATCTTCATTTGGGAATGCTTTATCCAACGCGGGCGGCACTTCACCGTAGAAGTGAGGCTTAATGCTTTCATAAATACGCTTCCAATCCGCTTTGAATGGGTGTACAGGCGGATTTAGTATTGTAGCATTTACAGTATTTAAAAATTCGTAAAACTGTTCTATGTTCATTCTATTTGATTTTAAATAGGGCGGCTACATTATATAACCGCCCTTATAAATACTATGGTGTAATTGTAATTACAAGTGAACCAGTTACGCCCGAAGCATCATTAGCTGTTGCGATAACAGTAACTAAACCCGGTGCAGTAGCAGTAAGCAAACCGCCACTGCTAATAGTTGCCGTACCTGTGCCGTTAACAACAGACCATGTAACAGTAGCATCAGTAGCGTTTAATGGCAGGATAGCAGCAAGCATTTGTAATGTGTTACCATCAGCAACAGTAGTAACATTACCTGTGCCCGTTACAACAATTGAAGTAACCCAACAAACGTTATAAGGTAGTGTTAGCAAGAAGTCTAAAGACAATTGGCTAAATGTACCTAACTGTTCATTGTATCTAAATTCAACAGTCCAGTAAGCATCATCTTCGTCAGTTTCTGCAATCTGATAAAACGGTCTAACAGTTACGTTTGAATACCAACCTAAGAAGCGACCATCGCAAGTTACAAAACCAAATTCATAACCAGCAGCTTTAGCAGGATTTGAAAGAAAGTTATAAAGCGCATCAATAGTAAATGTAAGGTCATTTTCTGCATCGGTAAGTGATACAACACGCGACTGTTTTACTACCTCCTCCTGACCGCAGCTACCGCGTTTCTTAGTAGTAAATTCAGGTGCAGGCAAACCACCGCTAATACGTGAACCGTTTACGCGGCCAAAAACGTTTTTATCAGCTATTGCAGTTTCCCATTCAGTAGAATCTGTAATATCGGCAAATTCATAGTTACATTTTTTTGCAAACCAACCAGCAATACCACCGCTGTATACAGTAGAATCGCAAGGGTCGCAAAGGTAGTTAGGGGCATTATCCTCGTCTATGCAAGGCGGGCAAACGCCAAAAGCGCCCAAAAACCCATTTATAAAAGAAATATTCATGTTTTTTGTTTTTAAAATATTTGTAAATGAATTACGACCTCATCTACATTGTTTGTTATCTAATCGACATCTTTTGTCAAATGACAAATCTAACAAAAACATACGGTTATCTTCAGGTTTAGAATCATATCTAAAGTTTTGATATTGCACCGCGTCAACAGTTACGTAATTGCCTCTCACAGCTTGTTGTAGTAACTTAATGTAAAACGGTGGCACAGCGCCCGAAATAATGCCGTAATTTTCTGTTATATCTTTACTAATAACTACATTTCTGTCATTTTCTGTTATCGCTTCAGTATCGCCAAAGAACTCAACAGTTCCAAAAATTCTAAGCGAATTGTAAAACGGCGTATTATTAGAACCTAAATAGTTAGTCAAAGTTCCGTAAAAATTACCGTTGCAATCATAATTTGCATAAGTACTATAAATTAGTGAAGTATCATTTAAGTTACCGCAGCCTTCAATCTTTTTATAGTATTCTGTATAAAGCCTTTTATCTAATTCAGGTTCTAAAGTTATCTGATTTATTTTGTAGTACTCAATATACAATCTAAAGCAATCTAAATCAGCGGGGAACAAACCTGTATTAACAAACCACGTTTGAATGCTGCCTGTTGCAAGGCTTTGACCTACGTGGTAACTATCTGAAAAATCATCTATAAATTCTGATACTAAGTTACCGCAACAATCATATAAGCTAACTACAACATAATGCGATGTACTTGTACTTGTTTGAAAGCCTGCTACCAAAACGCTATTAGGCTGATTGTAATTATCAGTAACTTGCGTTTGAAATGGTATAATATCGCCCTCAACATACGGAATATAAAACGGCAAATCAGAACCGCACAAATTACAGTTCCACGCATCAGTTTCGTTTTGCATAAAATTAGGCGGCAAAATAGGACAAGCATACCGAATCGGTACAGGCTGCCTAAATGAATATGTCCTACTAATTTCGGGCGTATATGAAACAGGATAATTTACTAACATATATTCGCAAAGATACAAATAAAAATTAAATTAAAAAATTTTATCCTAAATCGCTACATTTATAGTTATTGTCAAAAGTTACAATAGGTATTAAACTTGGCGCAGGTATTGGAACTGACATTAAAATTTCGTGTCTTATTGTGTGCGGCCCTGTGCCCGGGTCAAAGTCAGCATCAACAATAAACCTATAATAAGCTATTGGAATTGTATCGCTAATCTTTATTGCTGTTACAATATTGCCCGCGTAACTTAAAACGCCAATGGGGCTGTTAGCATTATCTACAAAGTTATTTTGAACAATATTTAAACCGCCTACATAATCGGGGTGCGCTAATATTTCAGCTATTACCGCCGTTGGATTACCTGTT